CTAATCTTCAAAACAATGAAGACTCACAGGATATGAAAACAAAAATTTCAGAAACGATTGACAAAATTAAATCTGAAAAATTCGACCAATTAAACTTTTTGAAATTAAAAAATTTGGAAGAATCAATTTGATTTGTCTTTAAGACTTTGAATATGTTTTGCCTTCAAAATCTGTGCTCTTCTAAGTACAGATTTTTTTGTATATTGTTTCCTATCAAATAAAATTTGATTTTGTTTTGTTTTAATTACTTTTGACTTTAGGGTCTTGAGAGCCTTCTCAAGGGGATTACCCTGATTTATTTTTATTATTATCATATATTAGAAATATCCACAAATATAAAAAAATTTTGACAATCATACATATTATGTATATAATTTCATTAATAAACGTACATAATATCATTATTAATGAAAAAAGGAAAAAGTGTTAAACTTAACCTGTTCAATCCCATAAAATCACAGTATGGGACAGTAGATTCCAAAAACTTAAAATCAGTTTACATAAATATTCAATCGTGGGTTACACCAAAAGAAGAGTTAGATAATTGGAACCGAGTTGTCTCAGGATTGGGACGAGAAATAAAAAATTCCGTTTATGAATCAATAGATTGTAAAATTTTTCAAGAAAAAAATATTGTTGATTTGGACCTTCGGACAAGTGGAATATCTAAAGGGAAAAAATCATTTTTCAATTTGGAAATCAATCTATATACCCTACGTGATATGGATTTCAAGTGTGATGAACTAAAAGAATCAATAAAAACTATAGTCAAATCCATCTATAAAAATAACGTGATTCAAAACAAATACTTTGATTTTTCGATTTCTAAAAAAGACGAAAACTAGCAAACAATCCAAATCCGTATATTTATCTTAAAAGATTAGATGAAAAATTTAAGAATTTTAGAAGCGAGCGAACTTGGCCATGGTATATTGATTGAAATGGATGCAGGTTGGGTTTCTCCCAAAGACACTCATAATATTGATGTTCTAAAAGAAGCTGCCAATTTAGATTATAGAAATCCATTTGAGTTTTATGCAGTTCTTCAAAAATACGACACACCAAATAGAAATGGAAGAACGTATCCTGAAAGGATTTTGAAAAGAGAATCTGAAAGATATAAGCAAGCAATTTCTAAGGGGTTATCCACATCAGAATTAAACCACCCTGAGTCGTCATTAATTGACTTAGATAGAGTATCTCACATCATCACAGACATATGGTGGGATAAAAATATACTAATGGGAAAACTCAAATTATTGACATCTCCAGGGTTTCACGAAAGAGGAATCGTTTCAACCAAAGGAGACCAAGCAGCAAACCTAATGAGACAAGGAGTGACATTAGGTATTTCATCAAGAGGTGTTGGTTCATTAAAAAAAGTTGGAGAAAGAAATGAAGTACAAGATGACTTCGAATTAATATGTTTTGATTTGGTATCATCACCTTCAACACCGGGAGCTTATTTATTTTCTAACCCTGACGAAAGAAGTAAGTATGAAGAAAATTTAGAGGAAGAAAAAAAATCTAAACAAAATAACGACTATGTTGGAAAGTCGGTTGACTTAATGAGAAAATTAGACGATTTTTTAGGAAAATAAAATTATGGACGAAAAATATTTTGTAGCAAAAATTCAGTATGATTTCCCTGATGAAAACACAGGTAAGATTAAAAAAGTTAGAGAAGAGAAACTTGTTAAAGGTTACTCTGTCACAGATGTGGAAGCTAAAGTGACTAAAAAATACGAAGGATTCACTCATGATTGGAGAATCACTGCAGTATCTGAAAGTAAAATCGACGAAGTAATTGAGTAATCAATAATCAAACTGAAACAAAAAAAGTGGTCAATCGACCACTTTTTTTATTTTGGGGATATCGTAAAATGAATTTTTTTAATTTTGGTACTATTTATATGTTAAAATAAACAATTTTTTTCTATGCAAGAAAATAAAAATTTAGTACAAGAGGCGTTAATTCAAATGAGAAATGTTGAAGAAGCAATCGCCCAGAATGCAAAAGGAATACTTGCTTCAACTATGAAGGAAGAAATCAACCAATTAGTAAAAGAATCTCTGTCAGAGCAAGATATGGAAGATGAGATTGAATTAGATACAGATATCGATACCGATATGCCTGTTGATAATGATGATGATGATATGGAAATGGACATGGAATTTGATATGGACATGGATATGGATTCAGAAGAAAGTCCAATAGATTTGACTGACGCTTCAGATGAAGAAATTCTTAAGGTGTTCAAAGCTATGGGTGAAGAAGATGGAATCATCGTAAAAAAAGACGGAGAAGACATTCATTTATCTGATAGTGGTACTGATGCAGAATATTTAGTTAAGCTTGGTGAGTCCATGGAAGAAGAATTAGATGAAATGATGGATTTAGAAGAAATGGATGAAATGGATGAAATGGATGAAATGGACATTACCGGATCTGTAATTGATGCTATTTTTGGCAACAATGAGATGGGTGAGGACATTGACATGGAGCAAGACGAAGAAGTTATGTACGAAATTGAATTCAATGAGGAAGATGATCTTGAAGAAGGTGAAGACCTTGAAGAAGGTGAAGATCTTGAAGAAGGAGAAGACCTTGAAGAAGGAGAATACATGATGGATGAAGAAGAGTACGAAGAAGAAGATTTGGACGAATCTTACAACCATAGAAGAGCTGTTAGAGAGGCAAAATCGACAGTAAAACCTAAAGGTGTTGGAATTGGGTCTGGGCCTAAATTCACTTACAAAGATAAAGCTAAAGGCGGATTCGATGAGAAGAAGAAAGAAGGACCAAAATCAGTTGGTACTGGTAAACCAAAATTCGAATACAAGAAAGGTGAAAATATGGAACAAAAATCCAAAGTTGTTAAGGCAGAAACAAAAGAAGGTCAAGGATACAAAGACAGAGAAGATGAAAGATTAGCAAAGCATGGTAAAATTGCTTCAAAAGATCTTAAAACTACTAAGGCTCGTAGAGATGACGCAGGTTTTGAAAAAAGAGAAACCAAAGAAGCTGCTAGAACTTATGGAATGGGTTCAAAAGAAGGAAGAGGACTTAGAAAAGGTATTACCCCAAACAGAAATTTTGTTTATGGTAAGAACGGAGTAAAAACCGAATCCTCAGAATCAGAAGTTGCAACGTTGAGAGAGAAAAATGAAGAATACAGAAAAGCATTAAATGTTTTCAGAGAAAAACTTAATGAAGTTGCTATCTTCAATTCAAACTTGGCATATGCTACAAGATTATTCACTGAACATTCGACTACTAAAAAAGAAAAAATTAACATTCTTAGAAGATTTGATAATGTAGATACTTTGAAAGAATCTAAAAATCTTTATAAGTCGATTAAAGACGAATTGTCTAAAACTGAAAGTACACCAATTAACGAATCAGTAGAAACTAAATTAAACAAGAGTGTTTCTACAGGTTCATCAACTACCCTAATTGAATCAAAAACTTATGAGAATCCTCAGTTCTTAAGAATGAAAGATTTGATGAGTAAAATTGGGTAATTAAATAAACAAATAAAACAAACAAAACAAAATACTAAAAATGGGAGCATTATTAGAATCAGGTCTTGTAGGTAACATCGGTCTTAAGCACCTTAAAGTTATCAAAGAAGACACAATCAACAAATGGGACAAATTAGGATTCTTAGAGGGTCTTAAGGGTCACATGAGAGAAAACGTAGCTCAACTTTATGAAAACCAGGCTTCTCACTTAATTAACGAAGCATCATCTACATCTGATACAGGTGCATTTGAAACAGTTGTTTTCCCTATCGTTAGAAGAGTATTCTCTAAATTATTAGCAAACGATATCGTTTCAGTACAAGCAATGAACTTACCTATCGGTAAATTATTCTACTTCGTACCTAACATTCAGTCTTACCAACCAGGTACTTCTGAGCACTACGCACCTTATGGTTCTCCAAACGCTGCGGCTGGTCAAACTCCTAACAGTGGTTATGACTACAATAACACTAAGGATCTTTACGATAGATTCTACGAAGGTAACGAACCAGCTTTGGATCCTCCAGGATTGTTCGATTATTCTAAAGGACAATATTCAGCAATTACAGCACCAGTTGTGACTGTAGCTTGGTTAGCGGACAACTTAGTACCTTCAGCATATACTGTTTCTGATTACAGAAAAGTGTTAATTGTTATGTCAGGTTTCGCATCTGACGGAGCTGGTAAATTAATCGGTCCTGATGGTCAACCAATGGATAACGAAGCATTCTTATCTGATTTGACTATTTATGGTGTTACTGGAAATACTTATACTTCAGCTAACACTACAAACCCTTACTTATTCAGAGTTGTAACTCAGAGATACGGTAAAGGTATTGTTCAGTATGGTAACAACAACGCTACGTTGGTATTCCCTAACAGTAAGACAGATGGAGGTCAGTATGACAACCTTTGTGACGCTGAAGGAAAAATCTACTTAGAGGTTGATTTACAAGTACCAGTATGTATCACTTGTGGTGGTTCATTAGACGGCTACACTGGTTCAACTTTTGAATCTACAGATGGTACTTCTAACGCATTCACAGCTACTTATAGAATCTATAAGAACTTGGAATTCGAAGATAAGATTGGTGAAGTTTCATTCGACCTTATGTCAGTAACAGTTTCTGTAACTGAAAGAAAATTAAGGGCACAGTGGTCTCCAGAAATGGCTCAGGACGTTGCGGCATTCCACAACATCGACGCTGAGGCTGAATTAACTGCATTGTTATCTGAGCAAGTTGCAGCTGAAATCGATAGAGAAATCTTGAGAGACCTTAGAAAAGGAGCGGCTTGGAACTTAAGATGGGATTACAATGGATGGAAGAGATTAGGATCTAACGCAGTTCCTTACACTCAGAAAGATTGGAACCAAACTCTTATCACAGCAATCAACCAAATTTCAGCACAAATCCACAAATCTACATTAAGAGGTGGAGCTAACTGGATCGTTGTTTCTTCTGAAATCAGTGCTATCTTTGATGACTTGGAATACTTCCACGTATCAAACGCAGCTCCTGAGCAGGATCAGTACAACATGGGTATTGAAAGAGTTGGTACATTAGCAGGTCGTTATCAAGTGTATAGAGACCCTTACTTCCCACCAAACCAAGTATTGATGGGTCACAAAGGAACTTCTCTATTGGACACAGGTTACATCTACGCACCGTATGTACCTCTACAATTAACTCCTACAATGTACAATCCATTCAACTTTACACCAATCAAAGGTATCATGACTAGATACGCTAAGAAAATGGTTAATAACAGATTCTACGGTAGAATCACAGTTGATGGAGTTAGAACATTCGACTTGAGAGAATTGAGATAATCAATGATTAATTATGGTAAAAAGGGTTCCAATCGGAACCCTTTTTTTATTTATCC